GTGTACTCTAGCTGTACGGGGGTATAACCATATTCATGGCTACTGTGTACATCTGAGATGGTATGCTGGAACTCGCCACGACTGCCCAACCGACAGCGTAATACTGACCATAAGAATAGGTCCAGCCAGCATAAATGACTTGTGGCATTTGATTTGTGGGTACGGCGTTAGTTGGGAAAACGGAAGCCGTATATGGGTATGGGGCGGTTGTGGTAACAGGAATCTTAAAATAAAACCCTGCACCTACGCCGACATAAGCGACGGGACCGCTAAGCAATGAACCGTTAGGGTATCCCACGCCTGACCAAGTGCCAGGAATGTTCACGTCTACTACGATTTGTCCTGAGAAAGAACAGTTGTAGCAAGCGATAGGTCCTGTCCCTAAAAAGAACAGAACTCTTGTTGGTGCGCCAGTATCGGTATATCCGCTAGAAAATATTGCGGGGAAGCCGGAGGCGCACCTGGTACACGATGGTGTTGCTATGATCGTGTTCATAGACGGGCCCATGGGGCCTATGGCCCCTGATGAGCCCGGGGGACCGACGGGTCCCACAGCGCCGATACCGCCTGTAGCTCCGGCGGATCCGGTGGCTCCTGCGGTCCCTGGCGACCCGGGGGTTCCCGAGGGCCCCGTAGGGCCTGAAGGGCCCGTTGGGCCAGTTTTCTTATCAAACTCTTCACATATGGTCGACATAAAATTAAGAGTGCAATACATACCAGGATTAATAATCTCGACTTCACTGTCTGCATGTCCTGATCTGCCTTCACTGAGGCTGGGGTATCTGTCTCTGACATAGGGAACGTACTCCACTACAGAAAAATTGTAAGGTTGTTCTATCATGCTGTGATAATGAATGGGGTGCACCTGAAGTACCCGAGCTGAAAGTCGTCTGAAACATAGCAATGCATCCTAGATGAGCCTGGTGATGAGGTTACTGTGACGTACTCACCATTCGGATCACCAGTAGGAGTCACTACAGAGCGCGAGCGAATGCGATAATAGGGAACGAGGGCGTGAATGGCACCGCTAAACTCAGTAATCTCTGCAGATTGTGAGCTAGCATTTTGGCCTACACCAGGATCGTACCTAATCATCGGCGATGTGCCTGCTGCCGTAGGAACTACTGAGAGTCCCCAGCCACCGCGCCAAAGGCCATAGCAGCCGGCGATGAGACTGGGAATGCCGCAACCATTGGGGTCGTTGATACCTAGCATGATATCATCAATGTAATTGTAATACTTAGGGTTGGTTGCGGTCACAGTACCTACATATTTTGCCTTCAAAAGGAAGGGCTTGAGGGATGGAACCACATTTCCTACACACTCCAAAGCAAACTGGGATGAGCTGCCGTTAAAAGCCACCTCGTCTGATAGAGTGACGGCTGAAATGGCAGGGTTGAAGCTCATACGGTTCGTGACGCCCACTGGGATAGCTAGCTCAAAGTCGTCACCAGCTCTGATTGAGATCGTAAAATCGATCTCAGGAGAGACGGAGTCCGGTCCGCGAAGGGGATCGAGACAGACGATGAAGAACACGCCCATGCTAGCATCTGTTGGAAGATATGCGGTTGGGGCTTGGAATGGGCAGGTGAAGCTAGTGCGAACGGATGTCCTGAGATCCATGATCTGACTGATGAAATCGTTCGTCACGCTTGTGGTTGGAATTTTCGTCAATCCAGCGTTATATGGCAAGAAACCCAGCACGACACGCCCTGAGTGAAGGGCTGATTTGGAGAACTCTACTGTTACTTCGATGGATCCGCGGTATTGACGGAACAGCTGTGAGGCATAGCTAAGAGGCGTAGTGCCTTGAATCTTGCCCGACAAATCTGAACCGTTAATATTGCGCGGAGTGAGATCGAGAGTGTAAAGAACCGCATCACGGTTCGTGCTGGTTGCGAATGTACCAGAGCCCTGTTGGGCCTGAATGCTGAGCAGGTAGCCAAGAGACATTTCATCTTGGTCGGTGCCTGCCATGACGGTGGGAATCAGCTTGGTGCCAACAGTAGCACCCAAATTGAGTGCCACGGTTGGTCCGTCCATATTGTGCTGATAAGTGTTGGTGGAATTGATGATGCGCAAGACAGGAACGTTAACTGTAGGTTTGGCATAACCAAAGTACTTAAGGACGTTGGACGCTGTCTTGAGGCCCATATGTACACCTGTGGGGATGATAGGGATGTAGCGTGCCATCTGGCGCGCAAGCGTTGCAGCAGTACCCATAACATCTGAAAGTTTGTCACCCATCGATCTAGACTCACTAGTGTAAAATGATTGATCTACTAAGTTGTTGATGATAACCTGCTGTGAGGCTAGCGTGGACGCTGCCAAAGAAGGAGGGAAGGCTCCAATAAGCTCTACGTCCTCAAGCCACCAATAAATGCTGATTGAGACAGGCGTCGACCCTGGCATCTGCTGCAGGCGGGTCAACTGATCTAAGTAGACATAGCCTAATTGGCCATCGTTAGAATTGGTGTAAAACCAATTCACGTCTGCTATAAAAGGCACTGTTATTTCAGCAGAGGTGGCTTCTGCGAGGTTTATTTCAACCCCTGGCATCTGCGTCTTCTGTGCTATAGACCAAGCTACATTTTTCTGCGCTAATGGGCAAAATGATAGCCTAAGCCTACCCGCATCCATGGGGGATGATGAAACAATAATCTTGAACTTAGTCTTTGCTCGGACAGCATAGGAGCCGGAGGTCTTAGACCAGTGACCGTGAGTTTGCCATAGGGTGGACCCAATTGGTTGCGTGAAAAGGGGGCTAGACGAATTAGCCGTCCAGTCAATTCCCGCAATCTTCTGGGGTCTAGCAAAAAGCGTGTTAAGAGATTGCACTGCTGCAATATCTGTATACATCTCTGAGTCATTGGTTTGGTTACCTCTAACCTGTATGGTTGCGCAAGCCTCGCCTACGAAAGAAGTGATGTTAGAAACATCAAGTCCCTCAATAGGCTTGAGACCGTCAATTGGGTCGCATAAGTCTAGGACATCTGCGGGGGTTGCTACTTGCATATTGATTTGTGTTGTGGCTCGTCAGTTCTTACCTCCTAGCTCGACGAAAAGCTCGGGAGGGCAGTGTAGTCGCCTGGTCAACTGAGTCTGACCTGGCTGGTATGGGGGGATACCCGCTGCTCTAAGTGGTGACATCTGTCCAGGATCTCTTTACGCTACACTTGGTTTTATGATCACCTGCTGTATATTAGTCTCCACTTAGGGGCCTATGCCCTGGGCGTGCGCTGAGCACGGGTTTTGTACCGCTACCACGGGTTCTTAGAAGATCGTGCGATCTCCTGGTAGACTTCATAACTGGGAATACTTTCTGCACTGAGACCATAGGCTTGGAGCATCGCTCGTTGCACCTCAGCTGCATACTTCTGAAAAGTGTTCTTGTCGTGAAGGGATAATTCCTTGAGAATGATCTCAAGGTTGCCACGCTGAATCTCTACCTCCCTATCGATGGAGGGAACGTAGAGCGGAATATTAAGTATGGACTCTAGTTTTAGCGGGGCGTCGAAGGCACCGGGCGCGTACTCACGAAAAGCCCTACTGAGGTATGTGACCTCGGAAATGTCGCGGAATGGGGGAGGGTTCTCGTCGCTCTTAATGTCGCTGGTTAGCTTGAAGTTGTTCTCCCTGGCTGAGACGGCCATAATAGCCACCTGGTTGAACTCATCAAGGCATGTGGCCACGAGGTGGTCATCGCCGTTGACTTTCATTATGACGTTGTCCCAAAAAGAGTTGACAGGAAGGTTGGTTATCTTCTTGTAGCACATAATCTGGTTGATAGTGACGACGTCACCATCAAGCACACCAGTGCCAAAAACTCCAGATGGAACGGAGTTCCACATGCGGTAAATGGTCTTGTTGGGCCCTTCTCCTAGTCCGCCAATAACACGAGCGTTGTACACGTTACGGGCGACAACAGCTCGCGCTGTGTCAAACTCGTCGTCGTAAAACTCCCTGTAACGGCGAAACATCGCCTGCAAGACTTGGGCTCTCGCTTGAGCGTCGCAGGCTGGGGCGTCGAAGGACATGACTCGGTTCCTACCGAATGGGGTCGTGATGAAGCGTGCCAAAGCAGTCCACTCAGAATAAACATTAATGCCTAAACTGTGGTGAATGAGGGCGTTGTATCGCATAACATCGCTAAAGAGATCGCCAAAAAGCATGCGCATGAGGATGGTATGAATGAGGGGAGCGCCCAGGATCAACCTGGTCGCTCCCGAGACGACCTTAGCCTCAGGACGACGCTCGTCCTTGAGCTGGGCTTGGAAGATGAATTCAGAATCGAGGCCTTGTTGCGCACGCTTGAGCGTGGCATAAACTTCTGCCTCCAATTCTGAGCACTCGAGCGACGTGAATTCGTACTCGTCTCCAAAACCAAAGAATTGTTTCTTTCCGGCGTGAACTTGCTGAGCTAGAGGGTAACCGGCCGATGTGCGGCGGGGAATACCCTTCATGAACTCATCATTTTCAATACCGGCGACAGCCTCCTTGAATGAGAGCATACGGTACCTTCTGCCACGTCCCACATCACGAAGCGGTTTGAGGGCGACGTATGATGACGCCTCAAGCAACTCGCAATCTAAGTGCAGGGTAGTGCGATCATAACGCATGGTTGCGTTGCGATACGGGTAAATCCATTCGCCCTCTGGATTAAGGAATGGGCGAAGGTGGGCAGGCCTTTCCGGCTTGATGCCAAAGACGGTCATGTCCACACGATGTGAAAACTTACTAGGTTTCCACTGGGATTTGGGGTTCTGGTTGACAGACCACTCCTTTGGAGCCAAACGGATCTGCGTAAATGATGACTCATCACACGGAAACACGAAAGGATCGTCTGAGAAGGTCTCCTGGTCTTGGACGAGGGGTTCGTTCTTGGGGCGAACGAACTGCCTAATACTGTCAAGGTATTCGGCAGTGATGAGGGATGCAACAACCGGACTGTTTGCACCGCCACCTGCTGAGTGGATCCCAAGGATGCATCTGGACTCAATAGGCTTGAGTAGCCTGTATATTGAGCCACAGTGACCTGGGGTGGTTGAAGGACCATGCCCAATGAAGGCGTCTCGTATCAGAGTCCTAAAGTCGGACGTGATACTCTTGCTTGTGAGCAAGGCGCTGCTAACAATGGACGACGTTTCCCAACGAGTGACCTTGTTGTCCGGAATGCAAACATCAATGCAGGCATCGCGAACAGATACATTGCGGCGGTCGGCCTCGTTGATGAAGAACTTGGTGATGTCACACGTGGTCATGCTTGGAATGTGCATGATGGTAACGTCCTTCTCCAGATCACAATGTGCGTTTAACCGCACAAAGTCCTCAAAGATGATGGTACACGTGGGGTCTATTGTGTTGCGTTGGTGATAAAAGTGAATCTTATCTGGCTTGTGTTGGATGATCGAGTTGTAGCAATGCGTGTTGATTAAGAAGTCGTTGTTGCCGACTCCTAGCACGCGGAATGCTGGACTGGTAGCGCCTTCCAATCTGACGATTAGTTGGCACGACTGGATCTTCCTGACTAGCCCAAGGTTTGGAGTGTCAGCCCACTTAACAAAAGCTTCAGCTTCATCGCTCGTGGACATAATAGTGTCGATAGCGGTACGCTGCCATAGCTTCATAAATGATTTGGGCACTCGGCTGGGTTGCGCTGGAGGCGCAGGGGCCGGATTGAACCCGGTAGGCTGATCATTGCATCCTAAATACTGGGCCGCCATAGTGTAAATAACTCCAATAGCGACAACGGCCGAAGTAGCAGCGACCAATAGGTGCTGGTACTTGGTCAAAGAAGCCATAGCATCATTAACATACTTAAGTCTGGCATTACAAATGCTCATAATGTAGTCTACCGTGTTAGCGAACCAAGGTTGGTCGTCATGGGCGTCTTCAAAAGACTCGTCGATGGTGAACATCTCATCAAAGAGTGTAGGGTCATATTCCATATCACCACTAGCATCCTCTGCAATGCGCTTGTTCGATTCCATCTCGCGAACCATTAGGTTGACAACCTCGCGTACAGTGAGAACCTCAGCGTCAGTCTTGCCCGTGTGCATATGGTGCTTGCGGAGCTTCCACACAAGCCAAGGGGCTGTGCGGTTGGTCTGCCGGTACAATATGAAATTGGACTTGCTAACAATGTACTGAGATGTGGCACCAGTCTGGTCCCAATCTGGGTTGAGGATGACGATACGTTCTGCTGGCGGTTTGCCGCTATCGTACTCGTTATCGGGATCGACTTCTAGGTAATATGTCCTAAGGCGTCTATCCAGTGCTGCTGGGTTGGTGAGAACCTTCTGTGTAGCTGTGAGATTAAGCTGGTTAGAAGTCACCACCATGAACACCGAGTTGAAGAACATCATGCCCTTGCGCTGAAGATCAGGCATGTTAAGCATGAGAGGCTTTGGGTCAATCGCATCCATGAGGAACTGCGTATCAGAACGCCTGCCTGGCGTAGGTAGCTCAGACAAGAAGTCCTGAATTTCGCAGGTAGGCTGGTTTGCGAATCCCTCATCATACTCCGATCCTGGGGATCTGATGAATGTGAGGTCCTTCGTCTCCATTCCACGAGTGTTCGGGTACACTTTGTTAACACACTGCCTGAGCAGCATGGTGGAAAGCATAGATTTGCCTGTGGCTGGTAAGCCGACCAGGCAAAGAGCAACTGGTTGGACTCTGTCGGACTTAAGCCTAGTGAGCTGATGGGCATAAAAGCCTAATAGATCAGAAAGCCTCTTAGCTGCAACGCCGAGAGGATAGTTGAGTTCTGGAACAGACATGTAATCAGTCTGGTATTCCTTTAGTCTTCTATCAAAATGGAGAAGTGAGCTAAGATTGCCTGAGTCGGGGTTGAAGGTGCGGTTGACGTGTGCTGTATGCACGTCGTTAATGTCCGTCAACAGTTTTGACACCATCTTGTGGGTGTTGGGGTGCAGGCTGATCGATTCCTTGAGAAAGAAAGCGGTAACCCACTCAACAAAACTGTTAAGTAAACCATAAACGAGCTGGGCAAGAGAGTTGAGATCTCGCGTGGCGCCGAAGGTGCCTGTAGATGCGTTAATGAAGTTGGCGAAGGAGCTAGTGTGCTTAACCCAACCGCCTCGCGTGAGAAACTTTGAGGCGACTGCCACCGACGTTATCAGTGTGCAGACTGTCTTAGGGTCCAAGCCCAAATTGGCCTGGTCGGACAGTTCGCAGCCTGGGGGTGCGGCCTGCTTGAAAAGCGAGACCACGACCTTGTAGACTGGGGGGAGCATAGTAGCAGACACGGCGATTATGAATGTTCCAACTACCGACCACTTAAGGACCTTATAGAATGGATCGTCGACCATAAGCCCAAGGGTGCCAGCAAGGATGATATCTGCTCGAGAAACAAGGCCTGCAAACCAAGCGAAAGGATCAACTGAAGCTGCAAGAGCGGCAACATTAGGGCCGGAGTCGATTGTTATGTTGGACAGGGATTGGACTGAGTTGGATAAGCCACGGAGCGTGGTTGCTGCTGCTGGCGAGAAGTCGAAGACAACTGGGTTCAATGACTGGATAGCCGCGGATGCGCTCTCAATAGAGGCGGAAACGGTTGGAGGAATTGAAAACAAGCTGAACATCTCGTCTCTGAGCACGCAGTTGCGCTTGCGCTCGGCGTGCCGCACAGTCTTTTGTGCAGCGGCTGCGAGCGCAGTGGGCTTCTTCTTGCGGGTGAGGACAGGGCCGTAACTGGTGTACGTGGCGCTCGGCTGGAAGTTCTGAGACCTAGGTTGCTTTCGCACCTTGGTGGCCTCAATCTTCCTCGCAATTTCCTTCTGGTGCTGCTTGTGGCGCTTGATGGCGTCAGCATGCTGCTTCTGAATGGGAACGGCGGGGGCGGCCTCCGGCTCGGACTCATAGTCTGGAGCGGTGTAGTGCTGGTACAGGAGGCCGTTGAAGGCGACGCTGCGGTCAACCGGGTTGCGGTTGCGCACGACCCTCATGAAGTTACCTGCGACTGAGTCGCAAGGCACTTTCCATGGAGTCCAGGTGACGAGCTTGCTGCCGCGAGGCAGCCGGATGCGCTTCTTGATGGAGCTTCTCCTGACAGTGGTGGCTGACAGGAAAGAGTCTACCTGGCTGAGAAACCACGACACAGAGATCTGGCCACGCCTGAGATAGGTATGGAGGACTCCAAGCGGGAGGATGTTAAGCCCTCCGTCAATCGCAAACCGAATCCTGTCCCAGTGTCCTGTGAGAAGGACAGAGGTTTTAGAAAGCGGATGGAGAGAGCTGAAGTCCTGAGCAACGCGGCCAAGCATGGCAGTGTCGGTGGAGCGCATGGACTCATCTACAGATCGGACGACGCTAAAAGCGAAGTCGCGAGTAGTCTCGAATCCGAACGAGTCGACGAGCTCCTTATTGAGGAGCCGCTGACGCCAGTCGGCGCTGTTGTAGGACTGAGGGTTGGCCTCGGAGGCAGCCATGAGCTGCATCCAGTTGTTGGTGTTGGTGCCTGTGAAGGCAGGATTTTTAACGTCTTGGTCTAGGACAACGCGCGACTTCATTGCTGAAGAAGATCCAGTGCCAATTTGGTGTGTTGGCTTCACAGATCCTCGTGTGACGAGTACTTGGGCCGAGGTGATACACGGCCTACCTGACATATTTGACATGTAGATGGGTTAAAGACGAATACTAATGTGTACTCTTACAGCGCTATGAACGCGGTGAATATGGTCACCTCCTCGGCTTAACTACTGTGACTAGCAGTAGCATTAGCTTATAATTTATCAACTAGCATACAATAATGTAACAGTACTGTTGTGCCTCGGTGAGGGGACGTTCGACCCTTTGTACGTAAATCCCAACTCAAAGGTTGGTGTCGTACAGGTATCGCGTGTGTCGCTCACAACCTACGGTGATACAA